ACATGACGTTCAATGTTGGCGACCGGATCACGGTCGTGATGGACGATGAGGCCGGGCTGCATGATCTCTGCGACGATCCGTCAGACCTGATCGGTCAGGTGGGCACGATCCTGGATATCGGTCCCCAGCGGAAGGCTGGGAAGTACTACCGGATCTCCCTGGACGAGTATCCCGGTATCCACTTCGAGGCTGCGGAGCACGAGCTGCTGGCGGGACCCCATGAGTTCAAGGTGGGGGATCGGATCAAGGTGACCGCCTCCTACCCGGGCGGTCAGTGGTCTGCGGTACACCAGCGCAGCGGGCAGTACGCGGACATCATCAAGCACAACGCCGATGTACGTAACTGGCCGTACGAGGTCCGGTTCGATGATGGGGCCACGCTGGACTTGAGCGCGGACGAGATGGAGTACGCGGGTCTCCGTTTCAAGGAGGTGTTCCAGCAGCCTGAGGACGACCAGCCGGAGGACGAGCCCCTGGCGTTCGGGTTTGTCCTCCAGGAGGCTTGGGAGCGGACGCAGGAAGCGGCGGCCTGGACGGACAACGACGACCTTCACAAGGGCATCCTGGCCATGATCCCCGCGCTTCTGACTGACCCGCGGGCCGAGGAGATGATTCGGGAGCTGTTCGACCCCGCACTGTCCCACCGGGTCTCGTGAGCCGTAGGAGACGGCGCAGGGCGTCTCCGGAGAGGGTGGACAGTGGACGCTGGTGCAAGGAATGCCTAGAGCTGCCTGAGCGGCCAGCACTGGAAAGCGAACGTCAGCCCGGGGTGGAGTACCGGCCTGCCAGGAGGCGGCCCACCCCGTTCCCGGGTCCTCGATGCAAGACGCACCACGACGAGGTGAACAAATCCAAGTCTGATTCTCGGAAGGCAAGCTACCTGGAAGAGAACCACGGGATGACAGAGGAGCAGTACCAGCTCCTCTTGAAAGCCCAAGGCGGGGTCTGCTTCATCTGCCACATGAAGCCCGGTCGGTTCAAGCGACTGAGCGTGGACCACGACCACGCGCTGGCGAAGCTTCACGATCACCCTGTGGAGAAGAGTTGCAGGGATTGCTGGCGCGGTCTTCTTCACTCCCGTTGCAACTCGTATCTGGGATGGACTCGGGATGACCCGGAGGCTTGGCTTCGAGGTGCGGAGTACCTAAGAAATCCACCAGCGAGAAAGGTTCTGCTGTGAACGTCGGAGAGCTTCGACAACTGCTAGCCAACCTGGACCAGGACATGCCCGTGATCCTGTCGAAGGATGCCGAGGGAAACGAATTCAAGCATGTAGCGGACGTGGAGACCGAGTATTGGGATGACGAGGATCGAGAGGTGATTCACCCCGAGGACATCGAGGATCACCGGGAGCTGCCTCCTCTCGCCTGCGTGCTTTGGCCGGTGTGAACGCCAATGGCATTCATCGCGTGCCCGGTCTATGACTACTGCATCTCGCCGAAGAAGTGTCGTAAGGGTGCCAACTGTCCGCCTCGGGATGGAGGACAGGGGAACTAGGAAAGGAGAGGTCGTGGCCCGTCGTATCCGGACCTGGGCTGAGCAGGATGCATACAGCCCCTGGCGAAAGGTTCTCTGCTGGACGCAGAGGGCGGGTGCTCGAAAAGGCGTGAAGAAGATGACCCACCGCTGGGAACGCCGGGTCCAGGCTAGGAAAGACATCGAAGAGAGGATGGACGAATAGTGAGTGAGGATTACGTCGAGTACTACTCGAACAACTCGGGTGGCGTCGACTGGCTTACGCTGGAGGAGTGGGACAACCTCCGCAAGGAGGGTTGGCAGCTTCGGGATTTCCACGGTCCGATCGGGACGAATGAGACCCTGAAGGGTCGTCGGCCGAAGTACGCCAGACGTTATGGACTGTCGATGCGGGATGCTATCGATGAGTTCGAGCGGCTGACCAACCAGGACGCAGGTGATCCAGGTTGCTCGTGCTGCGGTCCGCCGCATGAGTTCTCCCGGTATGTGGACGGGAAGTACGCATGGATCTGAAGCCCCTTCTTGTCCTCGACGTTGATGGGCCGCTGAATCCATACCTAGCTGATCCGGTGCCGGATGGCTACGAGGTTCATGACCTTCTGGGGTACCGAGTTCTCCTGAACCCTTCGATGGGTCCCGAGCTGACAGCTTTCGCGGACCTGCACGGGATGGAGCTGGCGTGGGCAACGACGTGGGAGCACGACGCGAACAGGTACATCGGTCCACTGATTGGGCTGCCCGAACTTCCGGTCATTGAGTGGGGGCTCACTGCCAAGTTCTGGAAGTTCAACGGGGTACTCGAATACGCCGGGGATCGTCCGCTTGCCTGGTTGGATGACGACTTCAGGTACTTCCCCCACGAGGAGGATTGGTTTAGGCGACAGAGGGACTGGGTGCCGACCCTCCTTCACGAAGTGGATCCTTCCGTAGGAATCACAGACCGGGACCTGGAGGCCATCGAGGGGTGGGTGAAGGGCCTGTGAGTATGTTTCAGTTGCGGTTACATACGGACCAGCGACAGGCCGTTTACGAGAAGATCGCCAACATCGTACACAAGGACTTCCTGAGCGACTGGGCAAAAATCGAGGACCTGACAGACCTGTTTGAGGAGATGTTCCTTCAGGCGAAGAACGATGGACACCTCTGAAGCTCTAATCACCCGGGTGGTTCTGAAGTATCACCCACTATGGGATCCGCCCAAGGATCGACGGGAATGGAACCAGTGCCTCTGTCCGTGGCATGGGGATAACAGGCCCTCGGCGTCCGTGTCCTACGAGAACGACGCGTTCCGATGCTTCGTGTGCGATGCCACGGGGGATGCAATCAAGATAATCATGAGAGAGGAGGGCATTGCTTATGGCGAGGCTGTCAAAAGAGCAGACAGCCTTCTTGAAGGAGGCTACAAGCCGGTACCACGAAAGCCTCCCAGGCACCGCCGCCGACGAGTATTTGAGGGAGGACCGGAACCTCGGAGCCAGCGACCGGATGTGGGCGAAGGTCCAGAAGTTCCGGCTGGGGTACGTGGAAGACCCTCTCCCTGGGCATGAGCAGTACCAGGGGATGCTTGCCATCCCGTATCTGAGACGGTCCGAGGCCCGGGACGAGTTCGGCAGGCGTCAATGGTCCACCGTGTCCATCCGGTTCCGGTGCCTGGTGCCGGGATGTCAGCACGAGTTCCACGGGAAGTACAACTCCGTGGAGGGGGACCGGCCCACCCTGTTCAACACGGTGGCCCTGCTGAAGCCGACGGACAAGATGCTGATCTGTGAGGGAGAGTTGGACGCCCTTACGGCTCAGGTCCATGGGTTCGATGCTGTGGGCGTCCCCGGGGTTCAGCTTTGGAAGAAGTCCTTCACCGAGCTGTTGCTTGGATACGAAACGGTGTTCATCGCTGCGGATGGGGACGATCCTGGCCGGGACTTCGCCAAGAAGGTTAGGGCGTTCCTCCCTAACGGGAGGATCGTGAGGTGTCCTCCTGGGCAGGACATCAATAGCTGGATCACAAACCAAGAAGGCTACAACGAGTTCAGGGAACTGGTGGGGAACCCATCGGGACGAAAGGAACTGGTCAAATGAACGACGCGAAGGATATGTTCTCCATCGGCGACGAGGTTGTCATCACTGATGGGTTCTTCAAGGATCAGCAGGGGATCGTGACCAACTTCGATTTCCAGTACGGTCTGTTCGGTATCGCTTTCCGGGAGCTGATGGCGGTCGCCTACATCGAGGCACAGCACGTCGAGCACCTTCACCTGGCCACCTCCCAGGAGGCCGAGACCGTCACGGCCAAGCCCGGGGAGAACCCGGAGAAGCTGGACGACGAGGGCGGTGTGTGGGACACCAAGGCCGTCGTGATCGAGGGCCGTGACGAGGGCCTGGAGGGCGAGCTTATCGGCCCGAACAAGATCCTGTCCCAGAAGCTGGGTGCAGAGATGATCGATCTCCGTTTCGAGGACGGGACGGTCCGGTCGGTCCGGCTGGAGAACGTGGAGTTCCGGCCGCTGGTCGATTCCGAGGAGCCCCAGGATGCCTCCTGAGCCCCTGAAGGTAGGAGACATTGTTCGAACCGGGACGGTGCAGGCGTACGGCAGTATCGAAGTTCCCGTAGGAGCCGTCGGTGTGGTGGTCAGGTTCAACGAGCGAGCCCTTGCCTGGCCGTACACGGTGGCGTTCGAGGACATTCCACGCCCTGACGGTGAAGACTGGCTGTACGCCGAATCCGAGCTTGAGCTGGTAGTTGATCATGCTAGTGACGGAGGCGCTACGGAGAATGACCCAGTGAGTCAGCGTGAGTTCAAGGTCGGTGACCGGGTAAGGCTGGATCGTCTTACAGGGTTCAACCACATCGACAGTGAGGTTCCCGTCGGAACCGAAGGCGTAATCGTTCGGATGAATGCGCCGTGGGCGGCTGTGCCCTGGCCTGGGGTCCTCTGGGATAACGGGGTGGATGTCGCCGTATATACGACGGACCTGGACCTGGTAGGCAGCGGAGTTGTCGAACAGAACGACCCGGTGAACCACCCGTCGCACTACACCAGCCATCCATCCGGAGTCGAGTGCATCCAGATCACGGAGCACATGGACTTCCTGACGGGCAACGCTGTCAAGTACCTGTGGCGTACCGGCAAGAAGGGTCCTGCTGTAGAGGACCTGAAGAAGGCTCGCTGGTATCTGGACCGGGCTATCCAGAAGGCTGAGAAGGGGGCCGAGGGATGAGCGCCATTCATGACCCCGATACCGCCTACAGGATCGTGTATGCGGAGCTGACCGGGAAGGGCGTGGATGACCACTCTGCCCAGCGCGCCGCACAGCGGGCGTACAACACCGTCATGACGGGCGGGAAGTTCCGCCTCAAGGACTACGTCAAGTGAGCTACCGACATCCCAACAATTGACTATGGAGTAAATACGGAGTGACATACACGATCGTAGTATTGCCGGATATCCATGCTCCCACCGAGGACCGCAAGGCATTCGCGGCGGTAGTGGATTTCATCGGGGAGTACCAGCCTGACGAGGTCGTCATGACCGGCGACCTCTGTGACTTCCCCCAGCCGTCACGGTGGTCCAAGGGATCCGCCGAGGAGTTCGCCGAGACCACGGTGTTCGATGACTCCGACTACATCAAGCGGAAGATCTTGACGCCTCTCCGCAAGGTGTACGGCGGGAAGATCGGGTTCATCGAGGGCAACCACGATGAGCGCCCACGGGTCTACCTGGCCAAGTACGCCCCGGCCCTGGCCGCCTCAGTGTCGTTCGACGTGAAGAATCTTCTGGACTTCGAGGGGTTCGGGATCAAGCAGCTCCCGGACTTCTACCGGCCCTTCGACCGGTGGGTCCTGTGCCACGGGCACAAGGGAGGTATCCGGCTGAAGCAGAAGCCGGGGGAGACCGCTCTGGGAGGTGCCCAGAAGTTCATGGAGAACGTGGTTCACGGGCACACCCACAGGCTGGCTGCGCTGCCGCACACGTACGGCGTCGAGGGCGATACCAAGCTCCTGTGGGGTATGGAGGTCGGTCACCTGATGAACCCCAAGCTCGTCACCTACCTGAAGGGTGGAACAGGGAACTGGCAGCAGGGATTCGGGATCCTCACCAAGGACGGGGACCATGTTTCACCTCACCCCGTCCCGATCTATGACTCCCGATTCGTGGTGGACGGAAATGTCTATCACGTCCTGTAGCAAGACTGGAAAGAGAACGTATGACACCCGATGAAGTAGAGGAGCTTGAGTCACTGGCCGGGCAGGCAGCCCGGCGGGTGGCGGCCCAGTGGCCTGGAACCGTAGAGAAGGAGGACCTGGAGCAGGAGATCATTGTCCACCTGCTGGAGCGCCCAGGAGCGCTGGAGCGCCTGTTCGAGGAGCCGAACCCGCAGGTTCGGCAGTCATTCCTCATCAAGATGGGACACCAGATCGCATCGGATATGCAAGCCGACTACGACCGGTTCTCCGGGAACTATCTGTATGACGCTGGTCAAGTCCGAGGGTTCCTTGAACGTCAGCTTTGGCTGACTGAGGAGGAGCAGTCTGTGGAGACGCTTGACCTGGAGGAGGCCCTGGGGAACCTGGCCGACAAGAACAGCGCGTACTACGCGGCCGTGGTCAACAGATTTGTTCACGGAATTATCCCACACACGACGGATAGCGGGTCTTTCAAGAGGATCGAAAGGGCTGTTGAGGCTCTGACTGATCTGATGAACCGCATCGGCCAGGAGCGAGAGCGTCGCTACACCGAGGGGCCTGGCTCCCGTAAGGCGATGTCCAACGCGCAGGCACTGCGAGCCACAGAAATCGGCCCGCTATGAGGACTTCTGATAGTGGGACCGTGGACTCGGTGTTCTCCTCCGGGTTCTCCAGCTCATCTCGATCCGAGATGTATCAGGCATGGGTGTTCCCCGACATCCACCCCTACGAGCGGCAGCCGGTCCTGAGCAACTGGGACAAGGAAGACCTGTGGGCCTTCTGTGGGATCACATGTATTCACGAGGACACGTGGTTCGACCGAACGATCTGCCCGGAACCCTGCGGAACAATGCACACGTACTGTGTGGAGTGCGGTAAGCACATTGGATACTGCGCTCACTACCCGAACGAAAGGAACTGATGAGCGACTTCTTTTCATTCAAGCTGGACCCTGGGTTCATCCAGGAGTACTCCACTATCCCTCCTGACTGGGGTTATCAGGACGCGGCCGGGAACAGTCTCGGTGAGATCACCTTCCTCCGGACGTACTCCCGGCTGAAGGACGACGGAACCAAGGAGCGCTGGTTCGAGGTCTGCGAGCGGGTCATCAATGGGATGTACTCGATCCAGAAGGACCACGCAGTGGCCAACCGGATCCCGTGGGACGACGACAAGGCACAGGCATCCGCACAGGAGGCGTACCAGCGCCTCTTCGAGTTCAAGTGGACCCCGCCCGGTCGCGGCCTGTGGATGATGGGCACCCCGATGGTGCACGAGCTGAAGAACTCGGCTGCCCTTCAGAACTGTGCCTTCGTCTCTACCGAGGACATGACTGCCGAGGACCCGGCAGCACCGTTCGCCTTCCTGATGGAGGCGTCCATGCTGGGTGTCGGAGTCGGCTTCGACCTGAAGGGCGCCGACAATGGGCTGGTCATCCAGGACCCCGACCCCAGTGACACGTGGATCTATGTGGTCCCGGACAGTCGTGAGGGGTGGGTCGAGTCGGTATCTGCGCTTATCGACAGTTACTTTGTCCCGAGGATCGGTGATATTGGCTTCGACTACAGCCTGATTCGTCCTGCTGGCTCTCCGATCAAGACTTTCGGCGGGACCGCTGCCGGTCCCGATCCTCTGATCAAGCTGCACGAGGGGATCCGGCGGATCTTCGATGGTCGGGCAGGGGAGACCCTGACTTCCATGGACATCCTGGACATCGGGAATCTGATCGGAGTGTGCGTGGTCTCCGGTAATGTCCGACGTTCTGCAGAGCTGGCTATCGGTGACCTGGAGGATTCGGACTTCCTGAACGCCAAGAACGCCGAGGCGTTCCCCGAGCGGAACTCCTACGACCCGGAGGCCCCGGGCTGGGGTTGGATGTCTAACAACTCTGTCGCTGTCGAGGTCGGAGACGACCTCTCCGCCATCGCCGAGGGCATCGCCCGGAACGGTGAGCCTGGGGTGATCTGGCTGGACACCAGCCAGGATTATGGACGCCTGGTGGATCCTCCGGACTACAAGGACTATCGGGTCTCTGGATACAACCCCTGTGCAGAGCAGACGCTTGAGTCCTACGAGATGTGCACTCTTGTCGAGACGTACATCGGCAACCATGAGGACAAGGATGACTTCCTCCGGACCCTGAAGTTCGCCTACCTCTACGGTAAGACGGTCACTCTGCTCCCGACTCACTGGGAGAAGACGAACTCGATCATGCTGAGGAACCGCCGCATCGGGACCAGCATCTCGGGTCTCGCTGACTTCGTGGACAACCGGTCCCTCCAGAGGCTCCGTGTGGCACTGGACGAGGGTTACAACGTGATCCAGCACTGGGACCGGATCTACTCCGAGTGGCTGGGGGTCAGGGAGTCCATCAAGACGACTACGGTAAAGCCGTCGGGCACCGTCAGCATCCTGGCGGGGTCATCTCCGGGGGTTCACTGGACTCCGGGTGGAGAGTACTTCGAGCGGCGCATCCGCTTCTCCAAGGATGACCCGATGGTCGCCATGTTCCAGATGGCTGGCTATGACGTCCAGGTCGCCTCGGAGAACCCTGATACCACGGTCGTGGTGTCCTTCCCGATCCGTTCCCAGAGCAAGCGGGCTGAGAAGGAGGTCAGCCTTTTCGAGAAGGCGAACCTGGCTGCTGAGCTTCAGCGGTATTGGAGTGACAACAGTGTCAGTGTGACTCTGTCGTTCGACCCGGATACCGAGGGCCAGCATATCGGTTCCATCCTGGCGATGTACGAGGGTTCCTTGAAGACCGTCAGTTTCCTGCCGATGGGGGACAAGGTCTATCCCCAAATGCCGTACGAGTCCATCCCCAGGGAAACCTACCTGGCAGCCATGATGAAGCTGTTCAAGCTGGATCTTTCCCCGATCTATGACGGGAATGCGTTGGACGCTATCGGTGAAGCCTACTGCACCACATCGTCATGTGAGATCCGTGAGTTGATGAACGATCAGGAGAGCGCGTAATGGCCGGGTTCGACCCGTTCGAGGATGACGGATACGAAGAGGACCAGGCGCCGGACGAGGCTCCGACCCCCCGCAAGACTGGAAAGCGAACTACCACTATCACCAAGAAGGAGACCAAGCCTGTGGCAGAGAACAACAACGAGAACGGTGGCCTTTCCATCACCCTGAAGGGTGGATCCGGTTTCGAGGCGCCGTGGGTGGTGCTTCACCCGAAGGACCTGGATGAGGCTGTGGAGCTTCTGGGCGAGGGGAACCGGGAGAAGCTGAAGGAGGTCCTGGACAACACCTGGAAGGCCGCCTCGTACCTCCAGGGTCAGGCTCCCACGAAGACCTCTGGCGAGAACAAGTCCGGGGACCGGTACGGGCCGCCTCAGGGTGCCACTGAGCACCCCCAGGGCAAGAAGGAGTTCTGCCAGCACGGGGAGATGACGTACAAGTCCGGTGTCTCTGGTCCCCGGGCCAAGAACCCTGGCAAGCCCTACCAGATGTTCGTCTGCGCCAGCAATATCGAGGGCTGCAAGCCGAAGAACGCCTAGCTAGAAAGCGAACGCTGATGGGAGGCCCTTCGGGGCCTCCCTTGGGAGGAGATCAGTGAAGGTAAGTATTGTCGCCGCACCTATGTTCTTCGATGAGGATGCAGAGGAACACGGCTGGATCAGTTATGACTGGTACAACGGTGCGACGGGTAACACGGATGCGGATGAACTCGCCGAGTTCGGAGGGCGTGCTTGCTACCAGGCATGGGAGCGGAAGAACCCCAAGACGGCCACGAATGAGGGCTATCTCGCCAACATCATTGATCAGGGGCATGAGTCGGTTCTGGCCCACGCCTCATTCAGTTTCTACATCGAGGGCGTCAGTCGGTCGCTGACTCACGAGCTGATTCGTCACCGGTTCCTGGCGTTCTCTGAGCTGTCTCAGCGGTACGTCGCAATGGAGGACAGCTACACCGTAATCCCGCCGCTCTTCCGCGGCGACGAGCTGGCCCGGGAGTACATCCAGCGTGCGGAGGACGAAGCCAAGAATGTATACGACCTTCTCGTAGACCTGGCCGAGAAGAGGTTAGAGGATCAGGGCGTCACCGGATTCGCCAAGCGGAAGCAGGCTCGGCAGGCCGCTCGTGCGGTTCTTCCCGGCGGTACCGAGACGAAGATCCTGGTGTCCGGGAATGTCCGGGCTTGGCGGGACTTCATCAAGCAGCGATGGTCCGTGCACGCTGACGACGAGATCCGAGAGCTAGCGGGGGAGATCCTGTCGATCCTCCAGAACTATGCGCCCAACTCGGTTCAGGACTTTCCTGTGGACCCGTTCGGTACCGAGACGTTCTCTGAGAAGGTGGGCATGGAGAGTTTCCAGGCATTCGTGGATCAGAATGTCTAGGACCTATTCCACCCAGGCTCTGCTTCCGGCCTACGCCATCAAGGACCAGCCCGTCGGGACAGTCCGGCTGACGAAGCGGGAGCTTCGGTTCGACCTGGAGAGTCGTCTGGAGGACGACGGAGTCAAGGCTGACGGACACATGGCTTTCCGGACCTACGCCCAGTCGGGATTCAATCCCCGGGACCTGGTGTACCGGGAGGCTCCCTGGATTCCAGGGACCCCACTGCCTGAGTGGGCAACCCTTGTTCGAGTAGAAGCGGAGGTGGATGCACTGTGAAGGTAACCGTGGTTCTCACGTGTGGGAACAAGATTCTTTTGGATGACGCGGAGGAGATTATGCCTACCGAGACCGTGTTCAGCGTGATTCGCGAAGGCGGCGGATACGTGGCAGTCCCTGCCGACCGAATCCGATACTGGATTGTCGATGTCTAAAAAGGTAACCATCAACTTCAAGGATGTCCCAAGCGTCACCGTCACCGGTGTCGAGGACGTCGAGGTGGGACCGACTCTTATCAAGATCAGTGACGAGTATTCAGGGTATTTCTCCCTGATCCCGCTGGCAAGTATCAACTACATGGACATTGAGGAGATGAGCGTCTGATGCCAATCGCACCGGTCGAGACGATGACCCTGGACGAAATCTACGAGTACATCGAGACCCTGGAGCGGGAGAACAAGGTTCTTCGTCGGAAGACCGACAACTCTCGTCGCCTGGACATCAAGGATGCCCGACGTATCCGGCAGATGTACGCCGGGGGCCGCTGGAAGCAGCGGGAGCTTGCAGACGTGTTCGACGTGAACAAGGGCACGATCTCCCGTATCGTTCGCGGGGAGTACTACCCCGAGGCCGCCTGACCCGTCTGGAAAGCGAACTACGACATAGGAGGTGTCGGATGGGCGGGCGGGTGTGTACCGCATCGGGATCCGATGAAGAAGGGACGTGGTTGTGTGATCGGCGGTTGCGGGGGAGGGGCTTTTGTCAGACGCACTTAAAGCAATTTAACAAGGGTGGTCCACTTCTGCGAATTGGGCGTTTCCGTGGACACGACCTCAAGGGTTCCGTCTTTGGCCGACTAACAGTAGTCGAGAGATCCGATTCGGTCAGATACAAATCCAGCGTGCCCGCAAGGTGGCTTTGTAGGTGCGTTTGCGGAAATGAGATAATTGCTCCGGCTGCCGGTCTGAAGTGTGGTGACTGGGTTTCCTGTGGGTGTAGCAGAGGCGGACGCATCCAGGGTCGGACAAAGTGCCGTCAAGGCTACGCGTATATCCATGTTCCCGGTCATCCACGAGCCACTCGCACAGGGGGACGTGTCTTAGAGCATATCGTTGTCATGGAGGAGAAAGAAGGTCGCCCTCTCCGTCCTGGAGAGAACGTCCACCATATCAACGGTGTTAAAGATGACAATCGACCCGAGAACCTGCAACTCTGGTCTACCTCGCAGCCCGCAGGCCAGCGTATCGAGGACAAGACCGCATGGGCCAAGGAGTGGCTCGCCCTGTATGAGCCGGAAGCCCTGAACCTAAACTAGAAAGCGAACGGAAGGAGGAGCGTGAGGATCGCATTCTTCGACATCGAGACACACAGCAGCGACTACCTGTTCGACATGGCCTCGGAAGAGTTCTTCCGTCTCGGCGGCTGGAAGTGGTCGGACGAGGACGAGGTCCACTTGACCTCTGATCTGGAGGAGCTGAAAGCGGTCCTCCGTTCCGCCGATCTGATCGTTGGACACAACATCATGGCGTTCGACCTGAGAGCGGTTTTTGGATTGAGATCAGATGAACCGCTAGAGATGGCGATGCGCCGGAAGGTTGTGGACACCTGGGTTCATGCGGTCATGGTGAACCCTGCCCCGGCCAAGTACCTGAACCGTCACGGGAAGGAGGCTTCCGCCGAGTCCCCGGCCCAGATGATGAAGTGGTACTCCCTGGACGAGCAGGCCTTCCAGCTCGGAGTGGCCGGGAAGACAGCGGACCTCAGGGAGCTGGCTCTGGAGTTCGGTGATCCCGAGCTGACCGGGAAGGCCCGTCTCAACGACGGGTTCGGAAAGATCCCCGTCACGGACGAGAGGTTCCGGGACTACCTGATCGGTGACGTCCTGGCCACCGAGGCTGTGTACCACGCTCTGCTGAAGAAGGAGCGGTTCAACGACTACCACTGGCGAGAGCAGGAGATCGCCGCCAGGGCCGCCGTCATCTCCTCGAACGGGTTCCGGGTCGACATCCCCAAGGCTCAAGCTCGTGTAGACGTCCTGGCTGAACGTAGAGACGAGATCCTGGCGGATCTGGTGGACCGCTACGACTTCCCCACCGAGGGCGAGGCGCCCTGGTCGACCACCGAGGGGAAGCGGGCCATCATGGCGGCCCTCAAGGACGCCGTGATCACACCTGAGGTGCCCTGTCAGAAGCCAGGTCACGAGGGACGGTGCTCCACATTTCGATGCGGGGCCAGTCCCGGCACCGTGGACTGGCCGAAGACCCCGGTCTGGGACAAGAGGGCTGAGGAGGAGCAGAAGCGCTGGCACAAGGCGCTGGATCTCCTGGACGAGGCCGAGGACCTGCACGACTTCTCGGAGGAAGAGGAGATCACCCGGTACGACAGCAAGATCCTACGACTGTGTGATGAGGCCCTGGACTTGCTGGCCAATCCTCTCCCACCCGCGTACGGGCTGTCCCTGTCCGGAGACCATCTGGTCTCCATCACCAAGGGGACGAAGGCTGAGGACCTGGGGCAGGCACTTGCGGAGCTGAAGGGGCAACGAAGCCTGGCCCAGCTCGCCCTGGAGTCGGTGCACTCCGACGGGTTCGCACACCCCGAGATCACGATGCTCCAGCGGTCCGGGCGCTGGTCCACCACGAAGCCGGGTCTGACGGTCTGGACTTCCCGTGGAGAGAACGCGGTGGAGAAGGAGTACTTCATCCCCGACGCCGAGGATGAGGTTCTGATAGCGGTCGACTACTCGAACGCGGATGCTCGTGTGGTCGCGGCCTACTCCGGTGACAAGAAGTTCGCCGAGAGGTTCGAGCCCGGGGCCGACGGGCATATGATTAACGCCATCGCCGCCTGGGGTCGGGATGTTGTCGACACCGACCCGGATGAATACCGACAGAAGGCCAAGAGGCTAGGCCACGGCTGGAACTACGGCGGACAGTACCGGACGCTTGCCAAGCAGGCCGGTCTCCCGCTGGAGGATTCCAAGCAGTTCTGCGATGGAATGAACTCCACGTACGAACGTCTCATCAAATGGCAGAACCATGTCAGGTCACAGGCCCAGAAGGGCTACGTCGTGAACTGGTGGGGCCGGAAGATGATTGTGGAGAAGGGCAGAGAGTTCACCCAGGCCCCGGCCCTGATGGGCCAGTCAGGTACTCGGGAGATCATGTGTGACGCCCTCCTGCGGATGCCGGTGTGGATGCTCCGAAGGGTCAAGGCGCAGATCCATGACGAGTTGATCTTCTCGGTCCCTCGGAAGACGGTCAAGAAATGGACCGAAGAGATCGTGAAGGTGATGACCACGACCTTTGATCCTGGACGTGGCGGTCAGCCTATCGAGTTCCCAGTCTCGGCTGGAAAGCCAGCCGACAATTGGTTCCGAGCCACGCATTAGGCGGATGTTTCACAAAGAAGACGAGAGAGGAAGAATGGAAAACAACTTTATCAAGCATTCCTTGCGGACCATCCGCAAGGGGTGTGAGCACTGTGGAGAGACTGATCTTTACTGGGCTCACGACATGAACAGCATCACCCCGGAGTGGTGTGACCGGTGCAAGACCGATGGCGCGCTGGTCCTGGTCGATCCTCACATGAACCGACATAACTGCGCCGGGAGTCACGGGTTCAAGGTGGGCGACAAGGTTCGGGTCACCAACGGGAAGGCAGCCCGGGATTATTACGCCGATGTGTATGACGGTGAGACCGGGGAGGTGGTCAGCCTGGACTCCGACCGGGTCACTCGTCTTAACGTACAGGTCCATATGGATAACAGTATGCACAGCTGGGCTATGGACCCCCGGCACATTGAGAAGGTTCAGAAGGAATCTGACCCGGGCGCGTGGGTGAAGGACTACAAGTCCTACACCGAGGAGTGGGACGAAGCCAAGAAGCGATTTACCCTGGAAATTGCAGGTGGGGAACTGACGTTCACCAAGACCAAGGAGGTACAGGACCAGTTGGCAGCCAAGACGAAGAAGGCTCCGGAGATTTCCGTGGACACGAAGCAGGGCAAGGATGTAGGCGCCGCTCTGGCGCTGCTGATGGAGTCTCTGTCCCCTTCGGTGGACAAGGATGACATTCGGGACATCATCAAGGAGGAGTTCCAGAACACGGTTTTCCCGACCCGGACGGTCATTCAGACCCCGAAGGGTGAGATCCAGGAGATCGAGGGGAAGACCCACCACAAGGTGGCCGACATCATCACGGACCTGGATGCCGGTGAGCACGTGATGATGGTCGGACCGGCAGGCACGGGGAAGTCCACCATCGCTGAGCAGGCGGCCGGGGCTCTCGGGTTCCCGTTCTACGCCATCAGCCTTTCCCCGCAGACTCCCGCTTCCCAGATCCTCGGGTACCAGCAGGCCGCTGGTGAGTACGTCCGATCCCTGTACCGGGAGGCGTTCGAGAACGGCGGGGTCTTCCACTTCGATGAGATCGACAACGCTCACCCGAGCGTTCTTGCCGTGATCAACGCTTCTCTGGCCAACGGCCAGATGGCCTTCCCGGACAAGATGGTGGAGCGTCACAAGAACTTCCGGTGTGTCGCCTCCGCGAACACCTACGGGCGTGGTGCTGACCGCGCCTACGTCGGCCGCCAGCAGATCGACGCTGCGACCCTGGACCGGTTCACCATCGAGACCATCGAGATCGATGAGGCCCTTGAGACCGACCTGTGCCTGGCCACCGGTCTCGACAACGACCGGGTCACCCATGTTCTGAGCACGGTGCGGAAGTACCGGAAGAACGCTGCCAACAAGAAGATGACCACGGTCATCTCTCCCCGAGCCTCGATCGGGATGTGCCGTCTGCTCCAGGCAGGGAAGACGTGGGAGGACGCTCTTGAGGCTCGTGTCCGGCGCGGCATGTCGGACGCTGACTGGGCGAAGCTGACCGGATGACGGGCGAGAACAAGTACAGGGTCGAATACGGCTCCGTGCTGGAGGCCCTGAATGCAGCGAAGAAGCACGCCCTGGCGGGAACCATCGCCCATCACAAGAAGGGCGGGCGGATCCCGGACGAAGACTTCGTCGGTGCGGTGCACTTCGATCAGGTGGAGCACCTGGCCGTCAACGGCTGGGACGAGCAGAGCGACGTGGCTTTGCAGGCTGCCAGCGAGGCCATCGATACCGTCGAGAAGATGGTCGATATGCCCTCGTTCAAGGGAACGTGGGGAGTCTCCGGGTGTGAGGTGGATGTCGCCCGATACCTGGAGGGCGAGCCGGAGAACATGATTGATTACGAGATGATCCAGGCTCCCCGGAACGGTCGGGTCATCACCCTGTGCGCCTCAGGCTCCGTCTCCTGGGCCGTCTCCAGGGACACCATCAACCGCCGGGGCTACATCATCACGGCGCTGGCACTGGCGTTGTCCCGGATCGGGTTCGCCACGGAGTTGTGGCTGGACCTTTCTGCCTCCGGTGCAGGTGAGGCTCATATGAGGGTCCTGGTGAAGGGGCCTAACGATGAGCTGGACCCGGCCAGGGTCATGTACGCCTACGCCCACCCTTCGATGTTCCGGTCCATCGGATTCGGGATCATGCACGATCTCCCTGAGGAATGGCAGGAAAAGATCGGGGTGGGGAGCTACTACGGCTATCCCCTGAATCCGGCTCACGATCTGCCTGAGGGAACGCTTTACCTGCCCTGCCTGAAGACCAGTGGGGACGTCCCGGACGCCGACCAGGCGCTTCTGGGCTACATGCGAGAGTTGGGAATTGTAGACGGTGAGTAATCTTCGAGACCACGCAGAGAACGAGCTGCGGATCTCCGGCTGGGCCGGTAACGAGGGGTTCTATGGGGACCTCGTTGAGAAGGCTGTCCTGGAGATCGTGGACATCTTCGACAACCAGGGGCACTCCGGGATGTCGGCTCCTCTTGTCGTTGGGATTGTCGAGAAGCTGCTGATGTTCGAGCCCCTTACACCGCTGACGGGCGAGGACGACGAGTGGACCATCCTGGACTACGAGGGTGAACTGTACGCCCAGAATAAGCGCTGCTCCCACGTGTTCCAGCGTCGGGACGGGTCCGCGTACGACTCCGAGGGTCGCGTGTTCATCAACCAGCACGGTGTCGCGTGGACGGGCCGGGATTCCCGGATAGATATCCGGTTTCCCTATACACCTGCACGGGAGTATGTGCATGTCGTGGAGGAAGACGATGAGTAGAGACGATCCCCGGATCTGTCCGATCTGCAAGAACAAGGTTTGTACCTGTGTACCCGATGGGGGTCATAAGTGAGGAGTAACCACTCATGAAGGTTAAGATCACTGCCGAAGAGTTCGATATCGCTCATGAGCTGAACCGTGTAGCGGACACCCAGGACGATGAGTTCGGAACCAAGGTCTTGGATGTCTACGTCGCAGACATCGTGGACATCGTCATCAACAACCTGGTCGTAGAGGTCGACAGGGACGTGGACTTCACCGTGGACGCCACCATCCTGCCTTTCCCGCGAGGTGTCGTGGGATGACCACATTCGTTCGCTTCGAGGAATACAACGACAACGAGGGTGAGACCTGGAACTTCTGGCTTCAGCTTGACGGAAATGGGGAGGAGCTGGACAAGCTCTTGAACCTCCTGGTGGATGTTGAGGGCGAGTGCCTTGAGATTGGAAGGGATCTTGCCTACATCTTCACCACGAACGTGGAGCCTGAACAGATCGTAGACAAGCTGGTCGAGTACGCGGAGGAGGGCTACATGCCCTCCCACAGCAAGGTGACCGGGAAGTTCACCTGTCCTGACGATCTCGGCGATAACGCCGACAAGCTCTACAAGGGCGGGATCAAGGACTTCTTCACCAATGAGTGACGATCGCGATGTCGAGGTCGCTACAGAAGCGGATCTTCGAATAGCTGTAAAGAACGCGCTGGACCACTGCGGGCTGACCTACGAACAGCTTGAGGCTCAGGCGAAGTCTGGTGACTTCGATTCGGTCCGGGCTCGGATCGCGTGGGTTGCGATCGGCGGATTGGAGGGTCTAGCTGATGGGTAGGACTCGGCTCTACATCGCCGGTCCCATGACCGGGCTGCCGAACTACAACCTGGACAACTTCCGAGCAGCCGAGGCGCAGCTACAGGCCGCCGGGTACGGGGCGGTTAATCCCGGTCGCCGAGGGGTGATCGAGGGTTACACGTGGGTCGACTACATGAAGCTCGGGATCGCCGATCTTTTGACCTGTGGGGCAGTGGCAACACTTCCCGACTGGGAGATGTCCCGGGGAGCCTCCATCGAGGTGTCTCTAGCTCAGGACTTGGAGATGGATGTCCGATCGTTGGCGGATTGGCTGGAACTCGGTGACTGAGATCAGGGAAGAGGATCTGGAGATCCGGATTCTTCGAGCGCCACACCTGGGCATGTGTCCCGTCAGCATGACGGTCTATACGGAGATCGAACACATTCCTACCGGAACGGTGGTACGGGTCGGGACCGAGGCCAGTCAGCTCCAGAACAAGGCGAAGGCGATCAAGGCCCTGGAGGTGATCCTCGGTGAGTGACCGTGTCATCACGGAGTTCAAGGGCGTCTACAGCGCCCTCTCAAACTTCTCTCCCCACGAGGTCTTCTACGACGGGTACTGGTACCCGACAGCGGAGCACGCCTTCCAAGCGGCAAAGACTTTTGACGATGAGAAGCGATGGTTCATCGGCTTAGCAGCCAGTCCGCAAGAGGCCAAGAGGATGGGCCGGAGGGTCGAGTTGCGGGATCGGTGGGACGAGCTGCGTACGCCCATCATGCTCAGCATCCTTCTGTGGAAGTTCAC